ATTCCAATGAATTATGATGGTATAGTGACGTATGCTTCTAAGTATGGTCACATTGAAGTATTGGAAAAATTTGCAGCGCGTGCCACAACACAAGGTATCGGACACGCCATCAAAACTGCTATTTATTATGGGCATTTGTCTGTTTTAAATTGGATTGAAAATAATATTCATATCCAAAATTACAAAAGATATTTATGTTCCATGTCGCGTTGTTGTGACGTAAAAATTTTAAATTGGTTGTATGATCATGATCCCGAATTGAACTTCCATTATGGTGTCATAGAAATAGCAGTATCCAATGGAAATATAGACGCTTTAAATTGGCTCGAAAATATTGACGCTTTAAATTGGCTCAAAAAACATGAGATTGGGTATGATTCCATAGCATCCTTATCCTTGATTGAATTGGCGGCCAAGAATGGTCATGTGGAAGTTTTACAATGGTTCAAAAACAATGATTATGAGTTTGTGTATACTTGTCATGCCATCGATACTGCTTGTGCCAATGGTGATATTCATGTTCTTGATTGGTTCCGCAAAAATCAATTAGAACTAAAATATACCCATAATGGTATTAACAGAGCTTGTGCCAATGGTCATATTCATGTTCTTGATTGGTTTCAGGATAATCAATTAGAACTAAAATATACCAATAATGGTATCGACGAAGCTTGTGCCAATGGTCATATTCATGTTCTTGATTGGTTTAAGGATAATCAATTAGAACTAAAATATACCAATAATGGTATCGACACAGCTTGTGCCAATGGTTATATTCATGTTCTTGATTGGTTTCAGAATAATCAATTAGAACTAAAATATAATATTTCTGCTATTGATTTTGCCTGTGAAAATGGACATGTGGAAGTTTTGGAATGGTTTAAGAAACATCGTTACGAAATAAGGAAAAGTTGTGAAGCTATTACTATGGCAGCTGCCAATGGGCATCTCGATGTTTTGCGTTGGTTGAAAGAAAATGGCTACAAAATTAGTTTCAGTAAAAAAGCCATTGTCTTGGCTGTCGAAAATGGTCATGTGGAAATACTGGATTGGTTTAAAAATTCGCGTTCCTGGTCCTGGTTTGAAAATTTGCATTACGATTTAAATTGGATCCATAATGCCATCAACGTGGCTGCCGAAAATGGTCATGTCAGAGTTTTGGAATGGTTTAAAAAATACGGTCACAATTTTGAATTGGTTCGAATAAACATTATGAAGATAGTGGAAAATGGTCATTTGACCGTTTTAAAATGGTTACACCAACATGGATTGGATCGAGACATTGTGCCAGAACATGTCCGTTTCGTGGCCAGCAAACATTGTCATCTGGCTATACTTAATTGGCTGAAGAAGATCAAAATTGAAGCCCAAACTAAAAGATGACATATTTTTTTGCCTGTCAAATTGAAAAAAAATGACGTGAAAACTTTTAAAATGGTTCATTAATTTGATCAAATTATTTGACATTCAGCCAATTATGTCCAACCAAATCTCCAAAGAACGAAAGCTCCTCATGGAACTCACTAGTGAGCAAATCATGGTCACTCTTTCGGAGAATAACCCGAATAAAACTAACATTTTGTTGGAAACATTAAAGAAATAAGGCAGAGAAGAGAAGATTTAACTTGATTAATTCATCTTGGGTCTTGTTCTGCCTATTTCCATGTCGTGCCCTTAATAGAATATTTTTCTTACGAGTTGGTCATCGAATTGGGCGATATGCAATATTTGAAAGATAGAGATCACTCAAATATTGCATCATCCCGTCTCCATTTTGTCATAATCTGGTGTACTTGGCGGAGTCCAAGGGAAATGTGGAAGCTCTGGAAATCTTAAAAGTGGAGTCTTAATTGGACTGAAATTTTAGAACTTGGTGGAGGCATTTTGACAAAGGTTACTTGGATTAGGTCGTCTGACTCTTGGATAATGAATGTCGTCATTACTTTTAATTTTCTGAGAACGATACCATGTGTTGGGCATGATCATGGCCAAAATAAATCAGTTGAACCTTCTAAAATGATTATATTACCCTCTAAGAACATCCCACCGTATAAATTTTTGTTATAAAAGTCATATCACAACAAAAAATTGAACATATTAAGGATTGACATACTCATAAAGTATATTCATATTATTTTTTTTGTCATGGATCCTATTCAATTAATTGATTTACCTCCGGAAATCTTATGTGGAATCATTGATTATGTTGGTCCATATGCCCTTATCTTGCTATTTGTTTCCAAATATTTTCGTGATTTTGTCAGAGATGCCAAGAAAGGAAAATGGTCTAAAACCATTCAATTATTCATTTACACTTCATTATGCAAAGTAGCTGGCAGAGAAAATCATACAGATGTGATTATGTGGGGTTTGAAGAATGGATGCTGCCCATTGACATATTGTTCGACCAGTATTATTCCGGCAGCCATCCGGGGAAATCGTCTTGATATTTTAAATAAGATCAAACCTCATGTGAAGTGGATGTATAAATATACTTATTATGCTGCATCGGTTGGGCACATTGATGTCTTGAATTGGATACAAGAAAATAATTTGCTCCCGGTTGAAACATCAGACATACCTTATGACTTACTTGATTTGGTGGTTTATTATGACGTTCTTAAAAATAATAAGCGTTATGTGGGAATGATGTGTGCAGTAGCGACCCAACACAATCACCAACATGTCATAATATGGGCATTGGATCATGGTTTTGTTTTGAATGAAATTGCTTGTTTTGTAGCTGCCTGGCGAGGTCATTTAAATACACTAAAATGGATATTATTGCGTGGTTGTAAAATAACGAGTTTGATTTTTATGGCAGCAGCTTTCGGAGGTCATTTGTCTATTTTGGAATATTTACATAGTCTTGCGCCAACATTTACTCATGATATTTCTATTTGTTCCAACGCGGCACTAGGTGGACATTTGAATGTTTTGAAGTGGTTGCGATTGAAGGATTATGAATGGGATGATTTTACTTGTTATCGCGCAGCAGAAGCAGGTCATTTGGGAGTTTTGCAGTGGGCTGTCGAAAATGGTTGTCCATTTAAACATCATATTTGGATATTTATCGAGAAAGGCAACCATCAAAAAATTTTAGATTGGTGTGAAACCAAAAATCTGGTCTCCGATGAAGACAAGAAATTATCATTTATCTATTCACATAAATACGAAATGGCGAATGATATATTGTTGTCAAAGTGCAAAACTAATGACGATTTTTGGGATTCTATATTTTCAATAAAATTGCCCAAAACCTTTATTCTATGATGATGTTTATAAGAATATGATCGATTGAATCCGCATTATCATAAAAATTTCAATAAAAAAAATTGATTTTTTTATGACTAAGAAAGTTCATAGATAAGAAAGGAACAGATTTGTTTATAGAATTTGACTATTTTCAATTTTTTATCTATTCATATTAATCTAACTATCACTCCGAGTGGTAAACCAATTAACCAAAAAAACATGCAGTCATTTGGCCAAATCGTCTTTGGCATTATCCGAGCCCATCTCAACAAATGGTTTTTGGCTCATGTTCTGTTTAATTTCGTCATGACGACCATGATTTGCCCTTATCTCACCGGAACAGCCAATACTTATTTGGTTGGACAAGAAATCAGCCAGGGCATTTATATGCTAATTTTGTTGAGTGTTCTGACGGGGCTTATGAATTTCCACAAACAATATTATTTGCATCCGTATGAACTTAGATTTGGAGTAAATACCAATCTAATGTTCGAACGAATGATAAAAACAGAATTTATTGCCATTCAATGGAATCAAATTCCGAAGTTATATGGAAAAGGATTTGAATATGCCAAAAATCAAGCCAAATATCCATTGTCCAATTTTGTGATGGTATGTATCAAACAAACTATTCAGTTATTTCCCATGTTAGGATATTTGGTTTGGATGTTTATGGTTTCACCAACATCAGTCATATTGTATGCCAGTGTGGGTATTTTGACTACTTATTTTTATAAGGCGCCAAGCAAAAAGGAAACGTTTATCGATCTATGGGAAAAACAAGATTTTTTGACAAAAACACTACTAAACGACATCATTCATCATGAAGGTGATCGCAACAACAAAAAATTTTTAGAATTAATCAGAGGAGAGGAAATCAAGATAAACGAGAATCAAATATCCAATGAGAAGCATTCCGAAAACATCATCATGATCATGGATTTGGTTCACATAATTAATTTGATTATCTTTGTTTCAAGTATGACTAATGTTTCCACGATTATTACGTATTTGCATTATGCTTATATGGTCAGATCTGATATTAGTGTGTTAAGTCGCATTTACCAACAATATCAGCGATCCAAAAGATATTATTTGGCACTAAAATTTATGATGGACAAAGCCACACCCAAAACCAAAGTACCACAACTTGAGGATTTTAATAAGATTCTGATCGAGAAACTGAAATATTCTTACCCCACAAAGTCATTCGATGGCGAAGATAGCGAAGATGGCGAAGACAATGAGTCCAACAAGCAAATTCCATTTACTTTGGAAGTTGTCAAGCCAATTACTTTGAGATCTGGACAAATTGTCAGATTAGATGGCGGATCAGGTAATGGCAAATCCACTTTCATGAACATCATGGGTGGTGTGATTCCACATGAAGAACTTGACCAAGTCATTAAATTTGATGGCATAGACAATTTATACGGCTTCGAGGCAGTCACCACAAAACGTAGATATGTACAACAACAAGAAATAATTGACACAAAAGCATCACCGTTCTCCATTATCACGGGAAAATATTTGAACAATTTTGAAGAGGTCGATCCTTGTGTAGAACGCATAGTTTGGAAAGCCATTTGTTTGGCTTGTGCTGACGATTTCTTGAAAACCGATCAAAAAATCAATGATGAAAAAAAATGGATTCACTCTAAAAACGTTGGCCTGAGTGGTGGACAGGAGGCTCGTCTTCGAATTGCCAGATTCATTTATCACATGCTGACAAAAAAACCCAAGTTCGTCATTTTGGATGAGATCGACGTTGGTATCCAAGGCGATTTGGCTGCCAAAATTACCGAAAAAATATTCAAATATTGTCGTAAACACAAAATCCTGTGTTTGGTTTCAGCCCACAGTACCGAGGTAAAGAAAATGACATACGATGTTTGTATTAGGTTTGACCAGGGCAAAGTCATTAGGTTTTAATATATTCTAATATATTCTAGCATATTCTAATATATTCTAACCCAGTATTTTTGGCATGACAGAAAATGAACTTGTCATAGCAAACATGCAAACATCGAACATCATCAAAAAAAATTGAAAAAAAAAGTTTATAACAATTATATTTCAAATATCGAAAAGTATTTTACACACGCTTTCCATTATTAATCACAAAACTTGATTTATAATTCATTATAATTTACAAGCCTATAATAGATTGAAATCTATAATCATGACAAAACTTTATTTTGTATTGACTTTGATGATGCTGGTGGTAACCACTTTTGGCTTTGGCGAATGGGACGATGTTGCTACAGATAATGAATTTCAGTTCGATAATTTTGGTGAACAAAGTTCTTCACTCGGCCAAGAGCGACTAAGCGATAATCAAATTGCTCAACCTTTTACTAACACAAAAACATTACCCCCACAACAACCACGTCAACCTCCACCACAACCACCTAACACCATCGAATCCCAAACACTTGACCATACGACAGTTTCACCGGTCGTCACAGAAATTGATGATTTCAAATTGCCACCCCCACTACCTAAACCTTATTGTCCAGCTTGTGTTCATAAAATACGTATCAAAAATTTCAAGGAAGAACCTGGGGTTATTTATTCACCAAGTCAATATTTGCTTATTATTTTGAATGGTCACTCTTATGTTGATCCAGAAAATCCTTGTCAAATTCTGACTTGTTGGAACGGACAGCTTGGTGTGGCCATTATTGATTGTATTCGACCTCCTTGTTCCGAAAAATTCTGGATTAGAGATTATGGAGAATGTTGTTACAGATGTTCCGTAATATCTACCCCGCCTATCATTAAGAGTGGCCGTTGAGTGCTCCTGGGTGTTTATTGAAGAGTATTCATGGAGAAGCATCCGAATGCGATTCAAATAAATTGAAACTCTATTTAAAAAAATTGAATTTCAATGGTTTGAATTAATTATCCAAAAAGATTGAAAATGTTTTTGGCTGGTTAAGATTAATATTTCGATATTAATAGCATAAAATCACCATCATGTCAAAATATTTAACTCGCGTTGGTTCCGATTTGACTCATTATCGTCAGAAAGTCCTTCTTAACATTAACATCATGTTTGACCGGACCAAAATATTATATCCAACAATGATACCTTATGCGCCCAATGCCAAGCGAATCTTTTTTTATAATTGTGATAAACGTACCATTTTGTATTCTATGGGTTTGTGTCCGGATCGTTTTCCGGTTGTGAAAGAAATTTATTTGGCCTCACACCCAGCTGATATTTCCATTTTCTATAAAAATGTTAACAGTCCACAATTATTTTTGACAGAAAATTATCGTCGAATTTATGAAAAAATGGTCAAATCATTTGTTGTCTCCGAAAAATCTTCCGTGGGATTCCATTTGCTTTTGAAACATCCTAAATTTATTGGTTTGGATGAGATCGATGATCTCATCCAAAGTTTACAACCAGAAGACACCAGCTAGGCAATCTATAAAAAATTGAAATATTATTTTTATGGTATGTCCATGATATAAAATGATATTATACTAACCAAGATATATTAGAATCCTACAACATACCATGTCTACTCGTAGAGCACCGTCAAGAACGATCAATTATGCCATTATGATTCCAGCATCCAGACCACCACCGCTCGGTCCTGGTTATCATTTAACGATGGCTTATTTTTCCAATATCACTCCTTATCAAAAAGAACTAATTAAAAAAGAATATAAAGAATTGGTCAAAGCTAACGTCATACCAGATGCCCATGGTAGATACATGTTGCCCTGGACTAGATATTCCAAATGGGGGGGCAATAGTATCTTACTTGATGGTCCAATCGCTGTTTTTAAAGAAAAAGTCACCAATTTTTTCTCAGCAAAATATGGCCATCACTTGGACTTGAATCGTCGTCAAGCCCATATCGATGTCGGGGGAGCTGCGCGCCCTGAATTATATCCTTCCTTTAATTTGTTGCAAATATTATAAACATCGTATATTGACATAAATAAATATTTTATTAATGTCAATAGAATTTCAATTATATGAGCGAAGAAAATAATAATGATGGTCCACTTCGATTTGTAAAATTTAACAAAACCAAAGTTAAATCAGAACCCGAAGATTATCTAATCATAAAAAGTTGCCGGCCAAAATCACTTAAAATAGCAGGTCGTCAACTCAACGTGGTGGATATGGACCAATGTATTAATAAGGATTTTTGTTTGGGTTGTCGTCATTCTTACATGAGTTTAGTTTTGATAACCAAGACAGGTTTAGGATTTTGTTCGGAACCTTGTTTCAAAAATTTTATGACAAAATGGAAATCCGAAAATGGAGAGGCCGATATTAAGAATATGTTAATGTCAGACATTTCGGTGATCGAATTGTCAGTCAATAAAAATTGAAAATTAATTAACATAACTAACTATTTAAAAAAATTGATTCATTAATTTCCAAGTTTGTCAAATATGGGAAATATTTCATCCTACTTGCTAAACTCTTTTTTCGGGTACAATAATTCAAAACTAGTTTATTGTGATTGTGTTGCTCGTCCGATAGATCGCCACATCGCCACTTATCGATGCGGCATTTACTGTGATGAGGCTTTGAAAAATGGTATTACCACAAATGAAATTTTTAGGACATGGCCAAGATTTAGGCGCTATTGGAAATGCACCATACGAGAATGTCCTGGATCATTATATTGTGGTTTTGTTGCTTGTGACAAATGTCTGAATCTGGCTGACAAGAAATATTTTACTTATTATCCTGATGGCTG